CGGCGGAGCCCCCTGCTGAGACGCAGCCTCCGCCGCCGCCTCGGCCTTCTTGCGCGCCTCCGGGTCAGCGGGCGGCAAGTCGCCACGAGCACGCAGGAAGTCTTCGAGATCGTTGTCCGGGTGGATCGCCCCAGCCGTGATGAGCCCCGAGACGAACGTCGCGAGGTCGCTCAGCGACGTGGAGTCGATCAGCGCGGCATGAAGCTCCGGCAGCCCGTCGGCGTCATCGAAGTTGAGCGACACGAGCCGCGGGATCAGCGTCGTGTTCACCGTGTCCTCGATCACGAGCGACGTGATCGCCTCGCAGTAGGCGAGGAACGGGTCGGCCTGCACTTCGGCGGTGGCGCGCGCGCCGACGTTCGCCTGCCCGAGCCGCATGAACTCCTGCACCATGTTCGCGCTGATCGCGTCCTTGTGGGACTTGATCGCGTCCTGGAGCGCTGAGCCCTCGCCGGAGCCCGGCGTCATGATCTCGAAGGACCATCCGCCGTCCGCCGGGCCGGTCGCGTGCGGCCCGGGCATGATGAGGTAGCCCTGCGTGTTCGCGCGGATGTTCTGGACGGCTTCCTCGATCGCGTCGAGATCGACCTCGCTCGCGCCCTGCGGCGGGTAGACGACGGGCAGGCCCACGCGGAAGCGCTCAAGCGCCACAGCCTCGATCCACTCCAGCGTGTCCTTCATCTTCCACGGCTTGTAGGCCGCGCGCAGAAGGCTCTCGCCCTCCCAGTTGTCGCCCTCGGCGCCGAAGCGGTAGTAGACGAGGTTCTCGACGGGCAGCGTGACCGACCCGCGCAGCGGCGTGTTCTGCACGATCGCCGCGAGCGTGCCGTCGGGGTTCGTGATCCACTCCCAGACCGACTTCGGCAGGCGCAGCCCGAGCGTCTGAAGCGTCAGCACGCTCTTGCCCTCCCACGTGCCCGAGCCCCAGACCTGCTCGAACGGCGCGAAGCCGTAGCGCCCGCCGACGCGCATAAGCTCGGACACGTGCGCCGGGAAGCGCGGCGCCATGTTCTTGAAGAGTGCCCACTCCACGAACTCGGCGTGCTTGCGCGCCTTGTCGTCCGCGTTCTCGCCGCCGTAGGGCTCGATCGTCCACGTCGCGCCGATCATCGGATTGAGCAGCATGAGCAGCGTCTTGCGGACCTCCGCATCGCCGCGCCACATCTGGTCGAAGATCGCGTAGCCCTGATGGAGCGTCAGCGCGGCATTGAACTCGTCCGGCTGAAGATTCAGGAAGCTCGTGCCGCCCGAGCGCGCAGGCGTGTTCCCACGCCCCGAGTCGCCGACGGCGGTCATCGGCGGCTTGCCGCGGAAGCGATCGAGCAGGCCCATCGCAGGGGATTATCTGTCGCCGAGCGTGAGCGCGCCCGAGAGCGGCGCTCCCCGCGTCGGATCGGCGCGCGCGCGACCGGCATGCGAGACGATCTGCATGGCCTGGAGAGCGGCGTAGCTCACGCAGTCAACCCAGTCGTCGTGGGCGCCGGTCGGGAAGCTCGCAAGCTCGTGCTCGAACGCCTCGCGGTTCGCGTGCGAGGCCGGATGGAAGACCTTGTGCGTCTCATAGCGCACCCCTGCCGTGGTTGCGCGGGCAACCTTGTCGGTGTCCGCGATCAGCTTGCGCACCGGCAGTCCCAGTCGTGAGAGCGCCTGGATCAGCGTCAGCCCAAACGTCTTGGACTCGATGCCGATGAAGCTCGGCTTCCAGAGCCCGAACTGCGCCGTGACCCACGCAGGCTGCTTGGGACCTTCGATCCGCTCGCGCTGCATGTCGAGCAGGATCATGTTCCCGGTCGCCGAGTGCCACGCCCACGTACAGAGCGCGGTGTAGTCCGAGGACTCCTTCTCGGTCGCCGCCACGTCGCACGTCTGGAAGACCTGGCAGTCGGAGAGCAGCACCGGCAGCGGCCCGTCATCCGTCGCGAGCCACATCTCGTTCCCCGAGCCCGTCCAGTAGCGGAAGTTCGCGCGCTTGAAGAGGCCACCCTCCGCCGGTGCGGGACGCTGCTGGTACATCGCCGAAAACCAGAAGTCGCCGGTCGCCTTGCGCGTGCGCTCCATGAAGCGCTCGTCGTACTGCTTCGGCCAGAGCGCCTCGCCGTCGGCGCGGCCCAGCGGATCGGGGCCGTCGAGCAGCGGATGATCGCTCTCGGCGACGGCGGGCATGCAGAGGACCTCCCACTCGTCGCCTTCCACGTCCTCGCGGCGCTCGCCGTCCGGCAGGAGGCGCCCGGTCAACTCGTCGCGCGTCGGATCCTCGCGCAGGAGGCGCCCAGCGAGGTCGTCCTCGTGCCAGCGGGTCATGATGACGAGCACGCCGCCACCCGGTGCGAGCCGGGTGCGCGCCGTCGTCGTCCACCAGTCCCAGACCGATTGGCGCGAAACCTCCGACTGCGCCTGCACGGCGTCCTTGATCGGGTCGTCAATGATGAGCAGGTCGGCGCCGCGGCCCGTGACACCGGAGCCGACGCCAACGGCCTGCATGCCGCCGCCCTGGTCGGTTTCCCACAAGCTCGCGCGCTTCGTGTCCTGACGCACGTGCACGTCGTAGACCAGTGGCCCCCATTCGAGCAGGATGTCGCGCGCTCGGCGCGCGAAGCCGACGGCGAGGCCCTGCTCGTAGGACGCGACGACGACCCGTAGGCCCGGGTTGATCCCGAGGAACCACGCCGGGAACAGTGTCGAGGCCGTGAGGCTCTTGCCGTGGCGCGGCGGCTCGAAGATCATCACGCGCGGCCCGTGGCCCTTGCCCTGCGCGAGATCTGTGCGCGACGTGACGCGACCGGCGATCTCCACGAGCCTGCTGCTCAGCACGTCGATGTGCGCAGGAGCCTTGTAGAGCCGGTTCGTCAGGATCCCGAGCCCTGCCGGGCCTGACCATGCGTACTCAAGCTGGCGCCGTGATGGACGCCAGCTACGAGGCTCCCTGCTGCTCAAGCTCGCGCTCTCGCGCTTCTGCGGCTGCGCGAGTGAACTCACGTGCTGCCTCCTGCACCCGCGGATCGGTCAGGATCGTGCGGAAGTCGTTGTCGTGGTCCTCGATCTCTTCCGGCGTACCGAGCGAACGCGCGTCGAAGCGCGCGGCAAGCTCGGCGAACATCGCCATGTCGCGGTTCGAGATCGGCCAGAAGATGCCCTCGCGCTCAGGGATCTCGCCCTCCTTCTCCATCTCGCGGTAGCGCTCACAGCGCTCGCCGACCCAGTCGAGATGGTTGTCCACCTGCGCCCAGAGGCGCTGCGACATGTAGCCGAAGCGCGCCGCCTGCTTGGCGACCTGCTCGCGGCGCTCCCCGCGTGCGATCGCGTCGAGATGGTCCTCCCACGCTGCGACGCGATCGAGCCAGTTCCAGCGCCGGGCAAGCTCGCTGGATCCGCCGGAGTTGACGATCGAGCGCCTGCCCTGCATGTCGCGGTAGGCGGTGAACTTGCGGAACTCGGCGGCGCTCTCACCCTGCTGGCGCTCCCACGGCTCGCGCATGTCCTGCACGTCAGTGCTCGGCAAGCTCATCACCGATCCGCTTGAGGCGCAGGAGCGCCATCCGCACTTCGATGTCGTCGGCGCCGAGCGCCTCGGCGATCTCCTGGCGGGACTTCTCCATCGCGCGCAGGAGCGCGACCTGCACCGTGAAGGAGTGCTCGGCTTTGACCTGCTTGGAGAGGCTGAGCCCGATCTGTGCCAGCACCGGGTTCGTGAGTGTCGCGCCGGTCACTGTGCCTCCCGCATAGGCCGAGATCATACGGGGCTCTGTAAGGGCTTCTGATCGCCCACCATGTACGTCCGCCTCGGAAAGCTCGCACGTCGCCGTGGCGACCCACTCACGCGCGCCAGAGGGGCCTACGCGCTGCCGGTGGCCCCGCATGCGGTGCCATTCGGACATGAGCTTGCGCGGCAGGTACATCGCGGCGTACCCCGCGAAGCTCCCCGGCTGCGCGTAGCCCTCGCGCTGCGGCTCGTAGACGAGCGCAAGCTCGCAGAGCCAGAGCAGCCCGGCGGCGATCAGGTCTTCACGCTCGCGCTCGGCGAAGGGGATGCCCGAGCGCTTGAGGCTGGCGATCACGAAGCCCTCGGGGTCGGCAACGTCGAGGATCGCGTCGCTCACGCGGGCAGGGTCGGCGATCGCCACGCTCGGAAGCATCGCACGCCGGGTACTCGCGGGAGAGCAAGTTCGTCGTCCGTACGACGGACGAACTCTCTCTCACGCGATCGCGCGCGCGCGCGTAGTTCTTGCCCATAAGCTCTCTTATGGGCTCTTTCTCCTGCATATAGGCATCTTTCTTGGGAAACCCATAAGAAATAAGCCTCTAGGATCTCGTCCGTCGTACGGACGACGAACTAGCTCTCCCGCGAAAGCGGGGTCCATCCCTCAACGGAGAGAGCCCGCCCGCGTGATCTCAGCGGACGGGCTCTCAGCCCAGCACGAGCCGCACGGACAGCGGCGTGGCGAAGGCTACCTGCGCAGGCGTGCGCGGTCGAGCACGAGGTCGGTGAGCGTGCTGAGCGTCTGCTCCCAGTCGTGCTCGTACATCACACACACGAGGCCGCCCGCGCGCATGATCGCCGCAAGCTCGTGGTGCTGCACGGCGGAGGGCTTCTCGCCGGTGCGCTTGACCTCGATCGCGACGAACTGCCCGTGCCAGCACACGAGCAGGTCGGGGATGCCCGCCCGCCCGTAGCCGCGGCCGTGCGTCTTGACCATCCACGCACGCTCCCAGCGCTGCTCGATCGCGCGGCGGATCTTGGCGACGGTCACGCTCTCGCGCGGCATCTCAGTAGTGGTGCCTGCCGAAGTCGGCGCTGTTCTTCCACGTGCTCCAGCACGTGAGCTTGTGCTCGGCGCGCGTCATCGCCACGTAGAACTGCCGCACGTGCTCCGGCGAGTGGCGCAGCCGCTCGATGGCGCCGCCGTGGTTGCGCAGTTGCACCGGCGGGATCTCGCCGAGCACGTGCACGCTGTCGGCCTGCGCGCCCTTGAAGGAGTGGATCGTGCCGATGAGCACCGACGGCAGCGTGCCGTGGCGGTACTCGTGCATCGCCCTCAGCGGGTAGTCGAGCGACTTCCACGTGACCTCCCCGCCGGGGAACATCCCGGCCCACGCGCGGCCGTCGCCGGTGCGCAGCACGCGCACGAGATCGGGCACCATCGCCTCTTCGAGCGCTGCCCAGTCGGCGGGCCTGCCTTCCTCGTCCTTGTCCTGCGCCTTCGAGCGCAGCCAGTCGTAGCCGCCCTCGCGGAAGTAGCCGTCGCTGAGCTGCCATGTCAGCGTGTGGACCTCGCCGTAGCTGAGCGTGCCGCCGCGCTGGAAGAGCGCGACGAGCTTCGCCGGATCCTGCGAGAGCGGGTTGAAGTGCGCCACGCCGGGCGCGAACGGGTTGTGGTAGGGCACGCCGTCCTCGCGCAGCACCTTCATGAACGGGTCGAGCATGTAGCTGCACGTCGCCATGAGCATCGTCGTCATGCCCTGCGCGCGGTCATGAAGCACGTCATGAAGCACGGGGCGCACGATCCGGCTCACGCCGTCCACCGGGAAGTGCCGATCGACCACGGCGCCTTCCTCGCCCGTCGGCTCCCAGCGCTCGGGCTCGTGCAGGCGCTCGATCAGGCGATTGGCGGCCTGCTGGATCTGGCGCGGCACGCGGTAGGAGCAGCTCAGCACGATCCGGTTGTCGTAGTGGCCGAAGACCTGCTCGGGGTCCGCGCCGCGCCACGTGTAGAGCGCCTGGTCGGGGTCGCCGACGAGCACGAGATGCTCCAGCCGGTCTTCCCAGCGGTGCAGGAGGTCCACTTCGAGCGCGCTGAGGTCCTGCGCCTCGTCCACGAACATGATCTTCCCCGGCGGCTCGGGCGGCGCGCCCTCGATCATGTCGAGGTAGTCGATCGCGTCGTTCTCGGACTTGAACGCCTCCCACTCGTGCGCGAAGTCCTGGAGGTCGGGCGACCACTGCTCGCGCGGGACCATCGCGCTGCGGGCGAGTGCAAGCTCCGAGAGCAGGTCGTGCTCGCGCACCGCCACCGGCGTGTCGTAGGGGTCGTTGCCGCGCAGCGCGTGCACGTCGTAGCCGGTGCGCCGGTTGAAGCGCTTGACCTGCGTGGGGCCGTCGGCCACCGGCTTGCCCTTGTGCGGGCCGATGCGCAGGCAGATCGAGTGCAGGGTCCCGATGTTGCCGTCGGGCAGCCCGTCCACGCGCGAGCCGATCTCGGCCGCGGCGGCGTTCGTCAGGCTCGTGATGACGACGGCACCGGCGCCCACGCGCTCGGCTGCGCGCGGCGCCTGCTCGGCCACGTAGCGCGTCTTGCCGGTCAGCCCGTGCCCGGTGGTCCGATGAC